GCCCACAACCTAAAACAATTCCATACCCAAGAGCAACTTTTGTTGCTGAGTGTGGATTTTATTTAATGCTTAAAGAAGGCTACAGTTTGGATTGGAGAAATAATAAAACTTATAAAAAGCCGCTATACCCAAAAGGTAAATGCATGAAGTGCAATCAAGTTATAGAAATAATCGGGGTGTAAAAACCCCTTAAAAACTAGAAATTATATGAACCCTAACGAGAAAATAAACAGCCTGACCACTACATTAGGAATGTCAGGTAAAAGAGCCGCAGAAGTGATAGGAATGACTTACACCTCTTTTAGAAAAAGAAAATGCAAAACACGAAATGAAGTTTTTACAGAAGAAAATTATTTAACATTATTAAAATTTACGAAATCATGAAATTAAAGACAAGATTTAATATTGATCAAAAAGTTTTTTTTATGGATGAAAATAAAATAAGCTTTTTTATTGTGCGATCAATTGAATTGAAATATAATTCGTACCACGATAATAACAATCCACAACAGCAAGAAAGATATTCAGACGACCATTACGGAATGAAGAATTTTATAAAAAGTGAACTTTTATTTCCAGAAATAGAGGACTTGCTAAAAAATTTAGAAAAAAACATAAAAATGTAGAAACTATGCGAACGATAAAATTTAGAGGATTAAGAGTTGACGGTAAAGGCTGGGTGTGTGGAGACTATATAACCAATGGTGGCGAAGCGGAAATTAGAGCGCATTATAGTGATTTTTTTGGAGATTTTGAAACTTACGAAGTAATACCAGAATCAGTCGGTCAATTTACTGGCAAACTTACAATCGATAAGGTGGAAATTTACGAGGGGGATTTAATAGCGCCTTGGAACGGTGGCATTCCAAAACAGGTAGTTTGGGATGAAATATTTTGTGCATTGTATTTTGAAATTAAACCGTTTTCAAAATTACAAGTTTTAGATAAAATAATCGGAAACATACACGAAAAGTAAAAACTATTTCTTATATTTGTCCAGCAATCTACTACTTGCATTAAGAAATTGGACGAAAGTCTAACGACAAACCCTTAAAGATGTGTAGTAGCTCTTTAGGGGTTTTGTCATTTTTAAAATATTATGAATTACCAACCTTACCACTACCAGCAAACAATCCTAGATGCGATTGCAGTAAACCAAAACAGAAAAATTTTAGTTCAGGCAGCAACAGGATTTGGCAAAACTATTATTTTCACAACCCTGGCAAAGCAATACGAAGGGCGTGTATTAATTCTAGTTGACAGCCGTGAACTTGTGGGGCAAACCGCTAAACATTTTGACAACGGTGCTACATTTGAGGCAAAAGACAAAACTTTTCCTGCAAATAAAATTGTGGTTTCAATGGTGCAAACTTTAAAAAGCCGACTAAAAAAGCAACCCGATTTAATTTCTGATTTTGATTTAGTCATAATTGACGAATGCCATATTATTCAATATGAGGTACTTTTGCCTTTAATCAAATGTAAATTATTAGGTTTTACGGCCACACCGGTAAGTAATCGTAAAGATACCTACTATTATAGTCCAAAAGTAAAAGAGATGTTTTCAAAACCTTTTCCGGATGCAATAGAGTTTACAAAGGATTTTGCACTTTCTGAAATTTTCGACGATATTATCGTTGGTATACCAATTCATCAGCTAATTAAAGAAGGTTTTTTGGTCCCTGACGAAAACTACATTATACAAATTGATGAGGATTCTTTTAACTTTGATAAATTCGGCGAAGTATCAAATTCAGATCAGGTTTTTGATGCGGCTTATCAAATGGATGTTTTAACAAACTATCAGCATTATTGCAAGGGCAAAAAAACAATGATCTTCACGCAAAACACAACTTTAAACAAATACATTTACGATATTTTTGTAGAAGCGGGTGTGCAAAATTGCTTTATGTATGATAGCGTAAATGACACCGATTTTGACAGAAGCGAAGTAGTGGAATTATTTAGAAATACTCCCGGTGCCATCCTTTTTAACGTAGGAGTTTTTGTTAAAGGTTTTGACGTAACGGATGTTGAATGTATAATTGTTAGTAGACGTGTATCCTCACTAGCTTTATGGATTCAAATCGTTGGGCGTGGAAGCCGAACAACTGAAAAACTTTATAAAGATAAGTTTATTGTAATTGATGGCGGAAATAACATTTCACGACTTGGAAAATGGTCGGACGAATTTGACTGGGAAAAATTGTTTTGGGGGTCTGACGATTATAAGCCAAAAAAAGAAGCACCAGAAGAGATGCTTAAAGAGTGCGATGGTTGTGGCGAATTAATGCCAGAGCGTCAATGCGTTTGTCAATTATGCGAACATAATAACTGTAAAATAAAAGAAATTTTAATTGAGTCAGGTTTAGCTGTTCAAGTTGACAAAGTAGATATTGACATTAAAAAGATAATTCGATATTCAGAAAATAAAGATAAGTTCTTTGCCCTGAAGGTTTTAAACGAGCAAATTTTTAGACTTTTTAAAAATGTGGATAAAGAACAATTTGAACGCAACAAAATAGGTGGAGTTGAACGTATATTTACAACCCACTTAAAAACAGGTTATCTAGCAATTATACGCTCGGATCTAGAAAGCAAAGCAAACCGAACTTATGCACAACAAAAGAAAATATTATTAACAAAACTTGAAAAAAAATACTTATGAAAATACTAAACCTTTACGCTGGAATTGGCGGAAACAGAAAACTTTGGGGAGACGAACACCAAATAACAGCCGTTGAATTTGAACCTAAAATAGCTGAAATTTATAAAAAAAAATATCCAAATGATATTGTTATTATATCTGATGCGCACCAATATTTACTTGATAACTATGAGAAATTTGATTTTATATGGACTTCACCACCGTGCCAAACTCATTCAAGAGCAAATTATTTTATAAATTACATTACAAATTCTCGTTATCCAAAAATGGAATTATGGCAAGAAATAATATTTTTAAAAACATTTTTTAAAGGCAAATTTTGTGTTGAGAATGTCATTAGTTATTATGAATATTTTATTGCCCCAACGGCTGAAATTGGAAGGCATTATTTATGGTCAAATTTTAGTATTTCAAAAATAGCATTACCAAAGGGAGAAGTAGGAACAATGATGAAACAATATATTGGGACAAAAAAACACGCACATAGTAAATCTTTAGAAGAAAGGAATGCCGTTAATGCAGAATTAGGACTACATATTTTAAATAGAGCTCAAGGCATAATTCAAGAAAACAAAACTAATCAAATAAATCTATTTTAATTATGAAATTCTCAAAATATAAAACCCACAACGACAAAGACAATATCACTATTGACTTTGATAAATACGTTGAACTTGTAAAAAACGGCGACCATCAAAGTTTAATATTTGAAGCCAGAGCCAACAAAGGCGACAAAAAAAAGTACACCGAAATTAAAAGCAAACTTCCTGCAATTACTGGGTCTTGCACGATGAAACAAAACAGCCGTTCAGTAGCAAATATTGACGAAATGAACGGATTAATTTTACTAGATATTGATTGTGATGTAAGCACCGAACTTCGTAAAAGAATTGATGCAGACAAATATACATTTAGCTCAAACCGTTCGGTAAGTGGGACAGGACTAGTCGTATTTGTAAAGATTAGTTCAGATATATTTTTAGAAAGCTTTTACGCTTTAGGACAATATTACAGTGATAATTTTGACGTTGACATAGATGCCAGCTGCAAGGACAAATCACGTTTGCGTTATATTTCTTACGACTTTGATATTTTCCACAATTCAGCCGCTGCAACTTTCAAAGCAAAAAAAGCACCAGCTAAAAAAGTAAAAAAAGAAACGTTCTATTTTGCTAAAGATGACTTTAGTTTTATTATGGATCAAATCCAAAGTAAAGCAATTGATCTTTGCCAAGAAGATTATCAAAAATTTTGCGAAATTGGTTTCGCAATCGGGTCGCATTTTGGGGCTGCAGGACTTGACTATTTTAAAACAATTTGCCAAAATGGGACCAAGTACGAGCCTTCCAGAATAGAAAGACAATATGCAAAATTTTGCAAAGTCGGGAGCGTTACCATTGCTTCTTTTTACTTCCACGCCAAAGCAGCTGGAATAGAACTATATTCGCCTATAAGCAAGGAAATTATTAAACGGGTTGCCGTAGGCAAAGCAAATAGCCAAATAATGACACCAGCGGGTGTAATTGAAACTCTTAAGATATTAGGCACAAATACAACAGACGAAAAATTTATTCAGCAGTTAATTGATTCTAAAGAAAACTTTGCAAAGAATATTGACAACGAAGAAAATGATACGGTTAAATTAGATTTATTTATTAAAGAAAATTATCCAATAGCAAAAAACGGATTCAACCAGCAGTACGAATTTGAGGGGCAACCAGTAAACGATGAAATAATAAATTCCATCACAATTCACGCTAAGAAATATTTTGATTTTAAAGTAAGTGCTACTGATATTTCGCAATTAATTTTCAATTCGCAAGCCAAAACCTACCAGCCAATAGAGGACTATTTTAAGAATAACACAACCAAGGCCACGGGCGATGAAATTGAAAAGTATGCCGACTTAATTTTGCCTTATAACGAGTTCAACCGTTGGGCGCTAAAAAAATGGCTTGTTGGTGCAATCCACAACTGGACAAGCCCAAATGATCACGAAGAGGTTAGTCCGTTAGTTTTGGTCCTGTGCGGGCAGCAAGCCAGCGGTAAAACTTCATTTTTTAGAAATATGCTTCCCAAAGAGTTAAGAAGGTACTTTATTGATGAAGCGATGGAGGAAGGAGGAAAAGACGTACTAAAACGTATGGCAACGTCAATGATTATGCTAAATGATGAATTTGGAGGCATGGCACACAAAGACGTTAAAAATTTTAAAAAAATAACAGAAAAAAATAAAATAACCGTTCGACTGCCATACGGGCGTTTAGACGTAGATTTAAAACGTAGGACTATGTTATGTGGCACAACTAACGAAAAGAGCGTACTGAAGGATGAAACAGGCAACAGGCGTGTTATCCCGATTGAATTTGAAAGCGTAAAATATTCCGAAGCGGTGGAATTTGATAAAGATGCGCTTTTAAAATGCGCTCACAATTTATATTTAGAAGGTTTTGAATTTCGTGTTTTTTCAAAAGAAGATATTAACTACCTCAATCAAAACACATTGCAAAATTTAGAAATTGAGGTTTCTGAGGATTTGTTTTTTAGCCGTTACTCCTTTGAGCAAACAGACGAACATAACGATGAGGTAATTTTGAATCAGGGAGAAATTTGCAACGAAATGAACGTTCAATTTTCTTATAAAGCCACAAAATACGATGTAAAAAGAATTTGCGTTAAGCATAAAATGGAATTAAAAAGCCACAGAATTAATGGCAAAGTTGTAAAAGGGTATCGTTTATTTAAGAAAAACGACTTTCAAAAGGTAGAAGTTCCATTTTAAAGTGTAACTTTTGTAACCTTTTGTAACTTTTTAAAAGTTACACCTTAAGTCCTACTGTCATTAACCTTAACCCACTTTGTAACTTTGTAACCTATAAATATCAACAAAAGTATTATAGAAACACATAAATACACACACATCACACATAATGACATATATTATATATTACTGTAGAAAGTCTTTAAAACACAAAGTTACAAGGTTACAAGGTTACAACGCTTAAAATCAATTAGTTAAAAAACACCTAAAAGTTACAAATATTATGAAACTAGAAAATATAAAGAAAAAGACCACAGCACAGCTAAAAAATCTAGGCAAAAAGTCAGAAGCAACAATCCAAAAAGAGATTGTAAACTATTGTGAATTGAATAAAATATTAATTTTTTGCGTACCAAACGAGGCAACCAGAAGCAACTCAAAATTTATAGGTATGGGAGTTTTACCTGGAGTTTCTGATTTGATTTTAGTTTTACAAAATAAAGTTATATTTGTGGAATTGAAAACCCACAAAGGAATCCAAAGCGAAAAGCAAAAAGAATTTGAAATTAAAATTTATAATTTGGGGCATCAGTACATTTTGATCCGATCCTTGGATGAATTTAAAAAATTATTATGAAACTAAAAAAGCCAACTATCGAGCAACTTGAAAAGGAAAAGCAATCCGCAAATCCCGAACGGCGAAAAGAAATACAGGCTTATTTGAATTGGATTTATTACGGAATTAAACTTTAACATTTTAAAGTATTGAAAATGTAAATACATATTGTATCTTTGTATCAGCAAGAAAGCTAAAACAAAAATATAGGAATTATGACTACTACATTTAAAATTATTAGAAAAGTTTACGGACAAGAAATGAATAATACAAACGGCAAAACTTACAATACTAAAGAAGACGCAAAAAATGCAGGTAACTCTTGGGTAAATGATTGTACCGTTCACGCAGAAATTAGAAAGGGACGTTATTTTGATGTTATAGAAGCATAATGAGCAAAAAACCAACAGAAAAGTATTTAGCAACATTCCGACTTTCAAAAGATTGTAGGGAAAAGCTAAAGCAACTAGCAGAACTACAAAAAATATCTCAAGCAACCATTATTCAAAATTTAGTGAAAAATGAAAATATCACAACTACCACCAAAGATTAAAGAAAAGGCATTAGAGTATCAGAGAAATTCAAAAACACGTCCAATGGATAAAACAACTGATGATTTAAATTGGGCTTTTAATTGGCGATTTACAGACGAAGGTTATGATTATTGGCTAGACTTGCATAAAGATGAAAAATAATACAATAAAAGTTTAATAAATAATTCACTATATTTGCTTAAATTAAAAACTTTATATTATGAAAAAACTATTATTTATTTGTGCAATTGCTTTGAGTAGCTGTACAACAGAAGACACAAAGACGGAATGTGATTGTAATGCGATTACAACGGTTAACGATGTACCTAACGGGGAAACTTACTATTACGGGGAAGATTGCAGCGAAGACGGCAAATTGTTGTTTGAGTTTTACGAACCCGGATATGTAAGCAGAAGAATTGTAAAATGCGATTAACTAACATAGAGTAACATGGCGTTTAAAGAAGGAGAAAACAGACCAGAAAAGGCAGGAAGAAAAGCAGGCGTGCCAAATAAAAATACTCACGCAATACGTGATTCTTTTCAATTATTGGTAGAACATAATTTAGAAAAGCTACAATCTGATTTTGATTCGTTAAAAGAAGTTGAAAGAATTAAATACACTATTGAACTTGCTAAATTTTGCTTACCAACTTTAAAGGCAATTGAAATGCAAGGAGAAATTAAAACTACAGTAAGACAGCCTATTGTGTTTGTAAAAAAATGATAACCTTTTCAGAAAAATATCATCCATTATTTGAACTTTTAAATGGTATCTATCCAGAAGTAGATACCATTCTTATTTCAGGTGGTCGGGACAGCGGTAAAACCTTTGCGGTTACTTGTTTTGTTCCTTTGGCAGCGGCCGATTACAACCACCGTATATTATTTACCAGACAAACAATGTCAAGTACCGACCGATCAATTACTTTAGCCCTTGACAACCGCATGGAATTGCTAGGAGTTGAAGATGAATTTACTTTTGCTAATAATGATTATAAAACGAAGCATAACAAGGGATTGATTTCTATCACAGGACAAAAGACAAGCGTAGGAACTCAAACTGCAAAGCTAAAATCCCTTGAGGATTACTCAATGTTTATCACGGAAGAAGGCGAAGAACTTACTAATTATGAAGAATGGAAAAAGGTTAAGCGTTCAGTCCGTGCAACCGATGTACAAGGACTTTCAATGATTGTATTTAATCCACCTACAAAAGCGCATTGGATGTACAAACAATGGTATAAAACAATTCCAGAAGGCTTTAACGGGGTTGTAGGTAAAATAATGTACATTCATACAAACTATTTAGATAACGGTAAAGAAAATATGTCGCCCTCAAATTGGGAGGATTACGAAAGTTTACGTTTGCTTTATGAATTATATTTGTCTACTGAAAAAGATAAACGAGCCGATTTAAGCAAGAAAATAATCAAAGGGTACAAAGAGTACAAGAATATTGTTTTAGGGGCATTCAGGGACACAGCAGAAGGCGTTGTGTTCGATTATGAAATTGGGGAATTTGTTTCAAATGAATACGAAGATACATTTGGTATGGACGTAGGCTACAATGATAGTACGGCAGTTGTCAAAGTATCGGTTGACAAAAAGCAAAAGAAAATATACTTGCAAGAAGTGTTTTACAAATCAAATCAAATCCCTGATACCATTGTAGACGCAATCAAACCAATTGTAGGAACTAGCCGTATATGGTGTGACAGTCAGGCAAAAATGTTTATAAAAGATTTGGCAAATAGAGGATTGAATATTAAGCCGTGCGAAAAGCCAAAAATTAGAGATTCGATAATGTCTATTTTAAATTATGAGTTAATTGTAACAGCGTGTTCAAAAAATCTTATCTTTGAATTAAATAATTACAAATGGTCGGACAATAAAAAGGACGAACCAATAGACCAATACAATCACGCAATAGATGCTTTTAGATACGCAGCTATAATAAAAATATCACGAAAAACACCAATGCCATTATGACAACACAGAAATTACATTTACGTAGATTCTTTCCGTATTTAAAAACCGAATACCGAAAGCTTGATAAAAAAGAATTGAGAAAAAAAGAAACTTTAAAAGAATTATTTGGAGATGCAGAAACAAACATTGAAAAGCTTAAAGTTATTTTTGATTATCAAAATCTTTTATAAAATTGACGTAACTTTTAAAAACGTAGGTAGGTTTATCGATCTTGAAACGTTTATAAAAGATGAGGATGACAAAGCATTCATAAAGGCGACCGTAACGCCAAGACTTTGGTTCTTGACGATTCCAGAGTACGTCCAGCGTTACGCAGTTGCTTTGTATATCCAAGAAGCCGATGAAGTCAAAGCTAGTTTTCCGTGGATTTACGACCCGCCAAAGTTCCCGAGTGAAGGCGAAATATCGCAAGGAAGTATGGAGCGTGAAAACTTTTCACTAACATACGGAGGTTATACCGAAATGGTATATCTTTGTGCTATCTTTGAAGCAGTTAGTCCAAAAGTAATATTTACTTACGATACAAAGTACTTTTTATTTTGGAGCGAATATTTATTGCGTAAGAAAACAGTTGAAAATTTAAAATAAAATAATTATGAAAGCAAAACCAATATTTTTAATCGGAATACCTTGCAATGAGCCTACTATTGAATTTAAAGAGGCTTATAAAATATGGCAGGAGCGAATGCCAGACTATTATGTTTTTGTTTATCAAAGTACTTCTGATGTAATAGAATTAAAAGTTTTGAATGGAAGTTTTCCAGATAATAAAATTTAAAATAATATGAACGAACTATTTTTATTAACGCAATTTTTAGTCAATATGTTTGGCGAAAATGATTTGGTTAACACGATTACTTTGGTTGAAAGCAAGCATATTGATAACAACAAAGAAA